ATATTCAGTTGTATATGGTGTTGAAAATATCACTGACTCTGGCACTAGTATGTTTCAGTGGTATCCAGAGGCAAATATCCCAGAGAGTAACGATGAAGAAACAGCTCAAACTTTTGCAGAAAGCTATCTAGCAGACAATCCGGGCAAAGAATATTACGGAAACTAGGAGATAAATGATGATAGATTATGCAATGGAATTGGTTATTCACAGAGGCGCTTTGATGAAAGAAATTTCTTGCCTAGAAGCAAAACTTGAAGATCATGATACTGGTCATATCCGTACAACTATCGGTGTTCTTCAAGAGCGTGTTGCTGAAATTGATGATCTGCTTACGCACTTTGATAGCAAAGCAAGAAAGTTAATTCTTGGTTATTAACATATAATAAGTAGCGTTGTTATTATAGTTTATTCGGGGTTAGTTTAATTGGCAGAACGAAGGACTTTGAATCCTTTGGTCGAGGTTCGAGTCCTTGCCCCCGAGCCACTACTTCTTTGTTTTCTTTTTAGCTTCATCAAGAAATTCATAGACAGAATTCATATTCTTCTGACACTCAGTATTTTTGGAATGAAGTTCGACAATAAGTTTTGCTACCTGAACATCAGTAAGGGTATCAGGATTTGGAAAATGTCTGACATTCTGGCAATAGAACATTGTACGTTCTGGCATCACAACTTGTAGTTCTGTATGAGTGATTACCTGCGGTGGTGGAACTGATGCGCAACCAGTCAATGCTAATGTCGCAATTGTAGCTAATAATATTTTCATTTTACAACATCCTTTAATTTGGCAACTGTGTCTTTGATAACTTTTGAAGATGGGCGATTTGAAGACAAAGATTCTTTTGAGTCAAGTTCATTGCTGATGGATTCAATTTTATCTTTGAATGCTTTTTTCTCTGCATCATTAGCAGCAGTAATTTCTTTTTGTTTGTTATTAATGTCTTCAAGTTGCTGTTTCATAGCTTCCTGATCTTTGACATTTTGTTCAATTTGATGTTGATTATATTCTAGAAGAGCTTCGCGTTCGATTCCTTTACGCCAAGAATAATATACTGCAGTTAATGATCCAAATGCAATTACACCGATAATAATATATAATTGAATACGTCCTAATCCAAACATAGTAAATCCTCCATTGTGTCGGTTTATTTATAGGAGAAATAATGACAGAAGTATTGTATACGATTATTCCAGAAGATATTGTTGAGGATGCTGCTCACCTTCTTCTTGATGAAGAAGGTAACAGTTTTGAAAAGGTATTGTCTGCAGGAAATGAATTTAAAGCAGCTGGGTTAGAACCAGTTTATCTTCTCGATAAAGAAAATATGCAATTGTTCGTTGTCACACTAGAATCTTTGCAAAAAAAGTTAAATTAAAATTGAAATCGTTATGTACAATTTATGTTCTAGAGAATAAAATTAATAAAAAGAAGTATATTGGTTTAACTTCAAATTCTCTAGAACAAAGATTTAAATATCATGTCAGTGCATCTAACAAAGAATACGGTATTGATTGTTGGGAAATCAAATCTATTGAAGAAGTAGAATTTTCATTAGCTTCTCGTAGAGAAAGATATTGGATAAAATATCATAATTCTTTACAAGAAGGGTATAATTCCACTTATGGTGGAGAGCTTGGTAAACAAATTAAATTATATACAGAAAGTGAATTTGAATTAGATGAAAATTTAATATCATATTCACTTTTTGAAAATTTATCTTACTTTTTTTACAACCAAAGCAAAAAACGATAGAATAAATTGCTATATAATGTATGTGGATGCCTGATGGGTCCACAAACTTTTAATCTCGCCTAACAGGAGAAACATATGACACACTTTAAATTAGATCACACATTTTCCGACCTTGCCAAGTTCGACAAGTTTTTTGTTGGCTCTGATAAGTTCCTCGCCAAGGTCCAAGAAACTGCCGATTATCTTGCCAATAATGCAGCTACTGGCTATCCCCCATTCAATTTGAAGAAGACAGACGATAACGTCTATGTGATTGAGATGGCTGTTGCTGGTTTTGGTAAACATGATATTGAGCTTACTCTACAAGAGAACAAGCTGAAAATTTCTGGACAAACCACAGTTGATACATTGATCGCTGATGGTGTTAATTCGAACTATCTCCACAAAGGTATTTCTGATCGTCCATTCCAACGTACATTCACACTTGCTGATAACGTTGTTGTAAATAATGCTAAGATGACAAATGGGCTATTAAAGATCTGGCTTGAGCATATTATCCCTGAAGATAAGAAGCCAAGAAAGATTAATATTACTGATGATGAAGTTGGTGAAGTTGAACCTGCTACACCAGAGTTTTTGGCAGAGGCAACTAAAACAGCTATTAGACGTAAGTCTGCTCTATAATTTAATATTGAAATTTATATTATGTAATGCTGGGTGGGAAACTGCCCGGCAATCATTCATTCTAAAGAGGGAACAAATATGTTCGAATTATTCAATCAATATATGGAATCTGTGAAAGATTCAATTAGATACTACAAGACAATCAACGAACTTAATAGATTGACAGATAGAGAATTGCAAGATCTGGGTTTATCTCGTTGTGATATATTTGCTGTTGCTAATCAAACATTCATTAACAAGTACACTCGATAAATATTGCGTGGCTTTCGCTAACAAATTGGAGATTATAATGGCTATTACACTCGAACAACTTTCATCATTTTTCGAAGATACTGATTCAGATGCACTTGCTGCATTTGTTGAACCACTCAATAAAGTATTCGAAGACTTCGAAATTAATACACCAAATCGCATGGCAATGTTTCTTGCACAAGTTGGACATGAGTCTGGTGGATTGACTACCTTTCACGAAAACTTAAATTACAAAGCAGCTGGTCTAGAGAAAATTTTCCCGAAGTATTTCAGAGATGTTGATGCAAATGATTATGCTCATAATCCTGAAAAGATCGCCAATCGTGTTTATGCTAATCGCATGGGCAATGGCGATGAAGATTCAGGCGATGGATATCGCTTCTGTGGTCGTGGCGCTATCCAGCTTACTGGTCGTTCAAATTACACAGCTTGCGGTAAAGATTTAGAAGTTGATCTAGAAACAAATCCGGATTATCTTACAACTCCAGAAGGTGCGCTACGTTCAGCTGCTTGGTTCTGGGATCAACATGATCTTAATGACTGTGCAGACGATGGTGATATTACAAAGTGCACGAAGAAGATTAATGGTGGTACTATTGGTCTTGAAGAACGCACTGCACTATACGAAGAAGCATTGAAGCTTTTTGCTTGACAATCGTCGAGTAGTAGGCTATAATGTTTAATGGTTGATTTATGGGGTGATTATGACGAGCTTTTATACAAATGTGCACATTCGTGGAAACAAGATTTTCCTTCGTGGTTATGAGAAGGGTCTTCGTGTAACTGAAAAGATCGACTACACCCCATACGTTTTTGTTCCAAAGGCAAATGGAACTTACCGAACACTGGAAGGTCAGCCTGTCGCCAAGATGGACTTCGAAAGCATCTCCGAAGCTCGTGACTTTGTCAAGAAGTACGAAGATGTCCGTAATATGCCCATCTATGGAATGACTACCTTCCAGTATCTTTACATCTTCGATGCATACAAGGGTGACATCGACTATGATGCGAAGATGGTAAAGATCGGCACACTTGATATTGAGTGTGCGGCAGATGAAGGGTTCCCTGACATTCAAAAGGCGGATAAGCCATTGACCGCGATAACTGTTCGTTGTCGTGGGCGCAACTATGTCTTTGGTTGTGGTGAGTTTACTACGGATGATCCGAACACATATTATATGCAGTGTGCCAATGAGGTGCAGCTGGTCCATAATTTCCTCCAGTGCTGGAAGGTTCTGGATCTTGACATTGTGACTGGTTGGAATATTGAGTTCTTCGATATTCCATATCTTGTTAACCGAATTGCAGCACTTGGTATGGATTCTAAGCGGCTGTCGCCATGGGGTGTTCTTGATGAACGCATGGTTGAGTTCCGTGGCAAGGAGAACCAGAGCTTCAGCCCTGCAGGTATTTCAGTGCTCGATTATTACCAGCTGTATCGTAAATTCAGTTTCGGTAATCAAGAAAGTTATAAACTCGACTACATTGCACAGATCGAACTTGGACAGAAGAAGCTTGACTATTCTGAGTACGGTTCTCTGCTCGAACTTTATAAGAACAATCATCAGAAGTTTATCGAGTACAACATCCTCGACTGTGTGCTCGTCGAGCGTCTGGATGATAAGCTGAAGTTCCTTGAACAGGTGATGGCGCTGGCATACGATGCCAAGGTCAACTATTCTGACACCATGACAACTGTGCGTCCATGGGACATCATCATCCATAACTATCTGCTTGATCAAGGAATTGTTATTCCTCCAATGAAGCATCAGTCGATGGACACTGCACTGGTTGGTGGATATGTCAAGGAACCAAAGCTTGGATTGAGCAAGTGGGTTGTGTCATTCGATTTGAACTCACTGTATCCACATTTGATCATGCAATATAATATCAGCCCAGAAACATTTGTTGGTAGGTCAGATAGTTTCCCATCAATTGATGATATTATTAAACATCCTGAAATGAAATATAGTAAGGCTGCGCCTGATGGTAAATCGACCTGCGCAATTGCTGCCAATGGTTGCTACTATCGTAAGGATAAGCAGGGCTTTCTTCCTGCCCTGATGGAGAAGATGTATAACGATCGTGTTGTATATAAGAAGAAAATGATTGAGGCTAAGCAAGAATTAGAATTAGTTGAAGCTGAGATGAAAAAACGTGGTATTTTTCTTACTTAGGAAACCTTTATTTTATAAATAAACATAGAAAGGAGAAATTCTATGTTTTACTGCATTTATAGAATTACAAATATTATAAATCAAAAATACTATATTGGAGCTCATAAAACATCAAATATGGAAGATAATTACTTCGGTTCTGGTGTTGGGTTAAAACGAGCTATTGAAAAATATGGTAAAGAAAATTTTACGAAAGAAATTATATGCTTTTGTGAAGATGAAAACGATATGTATTTTCGAGAAAAAGAGCTTGTCATATTAAACGAAAACAGTTATAATATGACAAAGGGAGGAAAAGGAGGTTTTTCTCATATAGATGGTTCTGGCGACAATAATGTAATGAGAAAAAGTCAGAAAGCTAGAGAAAAAGTTTCTATTGCAATGAAACGAATCAGAAACGATCCTTTTAAAAAAGAACAATTCGATTTGATTAGCAAAAAGAATTTAGAAAAAGCTGTATTGAAAAATACAGGAAAAAAGAGACCAGAGCATTCATCATTGATGAAACAAAAAGGTCAATTAAAAGAAAAATGGGCTACTGATAAAGAAAATATGAGGGATATATTATC